TTTTAAATATTTGATTCGCTCTTCAGGATCAATCATCTCCATGTTATGAAGAGGCATACAAGTTACTTCACCTGTCTGTTTATCCATAACAATGAATGCAGCTTCTTTATCTTTTTCTTTATGAGCGTATGCAGATAGCTGACCTATATATCCAAATGGATCATTATCTACAAGTGTTTGATTTTTAAACTTAGTAAACGATCTACCAGATGCAGACTTAAAATCTACCAACACACCATCAACTCTACCATCCTGATGTCCAGTGATGCCGTCAATCTCATGTTCTTTTTGTTGTTCTTCTACAGTATGTCCAGAAGACTTGAGTAAAAGAACCAGTAACTCTTCGATGATGTGTCCATAAAGAAACTTTAATCTTAAACTGTAATCTATATACTCTGGTTCAGTATCATCCTGTGACTCATACCACAGTTGTCTGGCTGGTTTGCCTATAGAAGACATGCGTAAGATGACCCTCTCCTCTTCACTTACAGCTTCAGCAAAGGAAGAGGTGATAGCCTCAGAAACATTATCACAAAACACTTTAAGGTCACCGGGGTCTGGAGAGGAACCCTTATCCCATAAAGCTTGTAGGTCTTGTGGTATTGTGGAGATATTCTTCATCTGCTATCACCTCTAAGCTGAGTGTTTAATATTGTTAGAAAGGAGCGTCTTCTGTTACACGGCTCTCTTCACTGAATCCACCATCAACTACATCGAAGTTAACATCTTCTTCAGTAGAATTAGGATTATCATAAGCAACTAAAGAGACAACCTGAACTCCTTGTAACAAGAACATTTGGAATCCTGCTTTAGTGACTTTTCCGGTAAATTTAACATTAACATCAGAACCATTACCTAATGTGTGATACATCTCATCATCACACTGCTTGTTATTAGCGTCAACAAGAGGTGGTTTGGGATTAACATCACCATTGTAATCAAATCCATAAGATTTAAGAGTGACATAACTCCCTCTCATTCCAGCATTAGCTTTACCAGAATCAGGGTCATCAATCTTAACAACAAGACCTGCATCTTTAGCAGACTTAATGTTTTTCTTGTCAAGATTACCAACGTCAATAGAATAACGTTTGTCATCCGGTGACATGGGACTCCCCATTGGGGTATGTAGTTTAGGCCAATAAGCTTTTCCAGAAATAACTGGCATAATAATATTCCTTTTTAGTTAAGTTTCAAATAAGTTTCAACAATTTTAGTTTGCTACAAATAAAGCAATCGATAAAGGTAGTCAAGAAAAAAATTCAATATCGTTTAACTTTTTTATGGGCAGGTTGTAGCAGTCTGCCACGACTATGTAACCATTGTCACCCTCCTGTTCTCCTTTCTTATAAAATTTAGATTCATCAAGATACTTTTCTTTCTCTATCCAACCAAGTACCCACCCCTTTTCTAAGGTGCGTAACATTCGGACAAAGACATACACATCACACTTTTGTCTTATGTTGTATGCAGCTACTGAACACATGTAATAGTCACGAGGTTTAACCGTACAACTCTTAGTCTTTACATCTATGGTACGATCACCAACCTTTAGATCGTAGTCGTAAGTGTTTGAGATAACACTGTCTTTTAAGAAATCAGCTACAGCAAACTCACCTAAGAAACCCATCGTGTTTCCTTTGCCTTTTGTAATGGAGTTATTAAGCGTACCCATCTCTTCTGATTTGATGTTAGCTCTAATGATCCAATCTCTTTTAACTTTAAATTCATCTATCATTTATATCATCTTCCCAGTAAAATTTATGTTCAATCTTTTCATAGTAAAGCATACGTACACCTAACTTTAATTGCATATCGGTCTTACGTGGAGGAGAGAATTTATTTTTAACGTTAAAAGTTCTGGTCTTAACATCAATCAGTATTCTTTCTCCCGTTTCTGAGTCCACTGCTACTAAATCAATAGGCCCAGTACATGTTGAGTTTATAAACACTTCATACCCTTTTTCTAACAACCACACTACAGCTTTATGTTCTGAGATATCACCAGTTCTATTTGCACTAAACATCTTAATGTGTCTCTGCCCAGTTCGATCCAATCTTTGCTTCGCTGTCAAGAGGGCATCTGACATCAAGGCTTTTCTCCGTGTCTTTCATTGCAATCTTAGTTATATTACATAACTCTTCGGCATCATTCTTGTGTACTTCAAACTGTACTTCATCATGTATGTTAGCTACAGGTTTAGCATCAAGACCTTTAGTCTTTATTTTATATGTGATGTGACATAGCCATTCTTTACAGATGATAGCTCCTGCTCCCTGTAAGAGTGTATTAACAGCAGAGTGAGAACTCTTTATGTGAAAGTATCTACCGTCAAGACCCTTTACCATGCCAGTTGTTTCAGCTTCGATGATGGTTCGTTCTCTAAAACGAGATAGTTTTGGCATAGAAGACAAGAACTTATCAATTAAGCTTTGACCAGCACTGGCATCTTTTCCAATTACAGAACCTATGCGGGAAGGTCCAGCACCATAAAGAAAGGCATAGATAAAAGTCTTGGCCTGATCCCGTGTCTCAAGTCCAGCCATGCGTTGATTAGCTGAGTGTATATCACCATTAAGTATTTCGTCTATGTATTCTTTGTCGTCAATGTAGTGAGCCAGACACCTTAACTCTAAGCCTGATGCATCCGCACCCACTAACCTATGTGTCATAGGGTACTCTACTGTCCAACACTCTCGACATTCAACTCCGTAAGGAGAGTGAACAGCAGGTATCTGTGCCATGTTAGGAGAGTTATGACTCATCCTGTTGGTGACTGCACCTATTGTGATGACGTTACCGTGTACCCTACCGGTATCTTGGTTGATAGCTTTGACCCAAGATGAAGCTTGTGCGCTTCGTTTACGTAACAACATGTATCTTATAATGTCTTCAGCTTCTGGAATGTCACAGTCGTTTAAGGTTCCTTCGTTAACGACAGGCTTACCTGTTTTCTCAGTAAACTGTGTAGGTTTCCACCCACGTTTCATTAACCTGTCACCTATCTGTTGTCTGCTTTGAGGATTAAAAGGATGTATCTTTGTCTTTGTCTTCATCACTTCGATAGTCGGTTCAAAAGTATCAACTAACTTTTCGTTAAGGATTCCAGACTCATCGTCTAAGATTGCTAACAAACTGATTACTTTTTCTTGATTAATAAAGAACCCATTGTTCTTTTGTAAGTCCAACAATCTTCTAACTGTATGCTCAAGCTTGACAGAATGCTTTGACCAGCCATGCATAGCATCTTTAAGATGAAGATAAACTTTCTCTGTAACCTCAACATCACGTATACAATACTCATGCATTTCAGGTGTGTATTGTTTAAAAGATTTAGGTTGTTTCATCTTAGGAAACTTTAATATTTCACCCCAGTTTGATAAACTATTCCCACCTTCACGTATTGGATTGTTTAACTGAGCAATGATTAAAGTATCTATAATTTTATTGTAAGGATACTTAATACCCCAAAGTTTCTTTAGTACAGGCATGTCAAAAGATATACCATTGTGCATGATAAGACATTCTGTCCTGTCGAGAAAAGATTGAAGCTTTCCTTTATCCCATACACGAAATTCGTGAATCCAGCCATTGTCTAAATCTTTACAGACAACTATATGAATACAAGTGGCATCAAGGTCATCTGTTTCTATGTCAAGTACTGCTTTCATCTACTCCATCACACTATCAAATAGATTTGTATTATCTGAAGGAGTTGATTCTTCTTCGTCCTCGTCGGGCTTCATCTCACTACTGTCGATCTCCATCTGTCTGCCAGTGTTTCTGTCATATCTAAGGTAAGAAGCAGGACCAGTATCACCACTGAACCTGTTCTTTAGCACACGTATCAACGTAGTGTTACGTAGCTCCTCATCTTCATTCTGGGAGTCACGTTCCAATCCAAGTACCATGTCGGACAGTTGTGCGATACCTTGACTGCCTCGTAAGTGGCTGAGTGCTACCTGACTTCCACCTTCATGTCCATCTCCTGATATACGTTTAAGGTGAGTAACAACACCAAGATGTATATTCAGTTCTTGTACAAGCATCCGTAACTTAGTCATCACCTCATCAATAGCTCTTCGTTCATCACCATATTCTTGAGATGATACGACGATAGAGATGTGATCAAGGAATATAAACTTACAGTCCAATCCCTTTGCCATGAACCTTACTCTAGAAAGAAGCTGATCAATACCCCAAGAGCCAAAATGATCAAAAAGAAAGACCCGTCTATCCATACATAATACATCGAAAGCCTCCTTGAATTCTTCATCAGTATATTTACACGTTGGAAGATGTAAGGGTTTGTTGGCATGTATACCCATGAGAGCCAACCCTGTACGTTTAACACTTTCTTCAAGAAACAACATGCCTACATTGTATTTACTTTGGGTAAGAATATGGTAGGCTAGTTCTCTTACAGTCGTAGACTTACCTGCACCTGTACCAGCTGCAAATGTACACACTTCTCCTAACCGCATACCATACGTTAGTTTCTGAGTTCCCTCCCACGGGTAATCGACTGAGACTATATCTTCTTTCTCGTTGAGAGAATCCCACATGTCAGAAAGACAGACGATACCTTCCGGTGTGTACTGTTTCTTATTGTTAAACCATTCCGAAACAAAGTCTTTTGATTTGTTTTTAGTGAGATACTCACATGGATCTTTCAATGCTGTTGTGAGTATGTGACATTTACCGGGAGTGAATAAGTCTGCAACATCCTGTGCTGATTTCATTCCAACCTTATCGGAGTCAAAACATATCACTACATTTTCAAAAGAATCTAAGAACTCAAGAGATCGTTTACAGTCCTTTAGACCAGACCCTGCACCATTACGTATAGACACAACAGGATAGTTACCTAACATCTGATGAGCCGCCATAGCATCTAGTTCGCCTTCACATATAGTAATGAACTTAGCAGGACTACTGAAAAGCTGTTGTCCAAACAAACTTGTAACAGGCCAACTACCGGATGTACGAAAGTCTTTTAAAGCTACATCCCGTACTTTGTAAGCAGACAGATGATTGTTTTTGTCGTAGTATGGGTAGTTGTGATGGCTTATCTGACCAGTTTCATCTTTAGTAACAGTGACATTATATTTCTTACACGTTTCTAACGTGATTCCACGAGTCCGTAATGCTTCGAATGATCCTTGTTGTGGTGTGTTTGTGTTGTTTTGTATTGTTTTGGCTACTGACTCAGCCATGTTATTCTCTCCTTCTTTTCTTGTATAAGTGTGGCAAACAAAGCACCACCATGAGCCATCTTCATACTGAGAATTAGCATCAGATGACCCACAGTTAGAGCAAACAGAATGGTTTAAAAATTTACCCATCTAACTATTTTTCTTTTAATAATGAAAGTGTGCCTTCTATCTTCCACTGAACTGAGCATAACTTTTGATAGTCTGACATGTACATATCACCATCCATTTGGTCCATGTTTCTAACAACTTCAGCTACACATCTGTCTAACTCAGTAAACAACTGGAGCATATCAACATCTTCACTACCCCACCTAATCTTTTGATCCTTAATCTTCTTTGTTACTTTCTTCATTTTTCTCTCCATTTAAATACATTACTTGTTTGGGTTTACGCTTGTAGCTACCCTTTCCTTTCTTGGAAGGGATAACCTTTTTCGACAAGGCTCTTAGCCATCGCCACGAAGGATCACGAGTTTTCTGTGTCATCCTCACATTCCTTTAAATCCAATAACTTATAGTATTCAGATGGGTCTTTCGAGAACTCACCTGAGTTACATATGATACAAGAGATAGGTTCTTGTTCTACTAAGTGGGTATATCCACAGTTCATACACACCCATATAGAATCAACCATCTTCTTTCTCACTCTTTTCAAATGAAAAAATTACACTTAATTTACTTACTTCACTTCCACAATCATGGGAAACTTTACCCATAACTTTGTAGGTTATACCAGTTCCTAGCAAGCTTACCGTCAAGTGTTCAAGTAATTCTTCTTTAGTCATATGACCAAACTTCTTATAATCAAACATTTTCTTTCTTCTCTCCTTCGAATTTAGGTAAATATACATCTACAATACATTCACATTCAGGGCAACTTAAATTTGTAACCATAGAATAAGTTTCATCTTCATCAGATATATCATGGTCACTTCCCCAGATTAAGTTGGCATTACAGTGCCAACAGTTCACAACGGTAACTCTTTTTGGTTCTCATCAATTTCTTTACCCGATCCCCATACAGTCAGTTTAAATCCTTTTTCTTCATCACTCCATTTGTATTCCCAATTAGAGCCATAATGTTTTATAAGTAAAAATGTGATATCTTCTGCAAACTGTTTAGTGACTGTAGTCATGTTGTTCTCCTATTAGTAACAGATTGTAACTAAATTTGTTTTTTTTATTTTTTTTGTTTTTTAACAACAGCAAAATCAATTTGAATCCACTTGTTACCTAACATTTCGAAATTCTCCCGTCAACAATTATTTTCGTGTCGGGGTTATTTTTTTTTATTTTGTGGCAAAAATATCACACACACAAAAAAAATTATTTAT